ATCTTGGACGCCAATACCTACGATCCTTACTGGCAGTCCTTCCGCGCCGGTGCGGGCAGCAATGACTTCGTTGTCGCGGTCCATCCGTGGGTGGAGAACAGCTTCCTCGTCTTTTGTCGCAAGTCCATCTGGTTGGCCGAGGTCAATCAATTCGCCAGCGTGGACGGCGCCTCTACGGCCATCGACACGGCTCTCAGTAAGCTCACGCTCCTCACCGATGAGGTCGGCTGCGCGGCCCGCCGCTCCATCGCCACGGCTGGGCAGTTTGTCTATTTCCTCAGCGACTCCGGTGTCTACCGCCTCGACAGTCGCCTCGACTTGAAGTTGCGCGGCGACACCAAGCCTCTCTCGGACCCGATTGCTAACCAGCTTGATGATCTTAACGCCACGCTAGTCAAGAACTCGGTCGGGCTTTGGTATAGCAACCGCTACTACCTCGCCGTCCCTCTGGCCGGTGCCGACAGCAACAACGGCGTCTTCCTCTACAATGCGCTGAACGACCAGTGGGAAACCCGCGACATCTACGGATTCGGCGTGGATGACTTCGTCGTCGCCACCCGCGCCAACGAGCGGCGACTGTTCGTCTCCAACAAGGCCGGTCGTCTCATGCTCCTCGACGAGATCGAGGAAGGCGACCAATCGCCCGACGTGCAGGCCGATGTCATCACGCCGGTCCCCGGCCGCATTGTCACCCGGCGCTACGGCATGGGTAGCATGTCAACCAAACGCTTCGTCCGCTCGCTCGCCGATGTCGTCTTGCCCAACACCGGCTCGGTGACGGTCAAAGCCATCACGATCAACCCCGACGCCACGATCACGCTGGTGCCGGGGCAGACCAACACGTCCGGTCTCGCGGAAGACTACACGCTCAAGCAACCGATCCGGCAGAAAGCGCATTACTGCGAACTTGAATTTCTAACCACGGCCAACCGGCCAGAGATCCGCAACGTGAGCATCGAAGCCGCAGGGCCGAGCAACCCGCCGACCGAAACCCGCAACGCCGCCTAAACTCTCTCAACTCTAAACCCTCAACTCTCAACTATTCCAATGGCAACCGTAACCGCATCCTACAACTGGGTCTCAGGCGAGACCGTGACCCCCGCGAAACTCAACTCGACCGCCGCGCCGACTGTGGTTGTCGCTGACAATGAGGTTACGACCAGCAAAATCTTGGACGGCGCCGTCACCTTGGCCAAGCTCGTCACCGCTGTGCAGCAGGCACTCTTGCCCGCAGGCGCCGTGCAAGCGTTCGCCATGAACAGCGCACCGTCAGGCTGGCTGGCAGCAGACGGCACCGCAGTAAGCCGGAGCACCTACGCCGCTCTCTTTGCCGCCATCAGCACGACCTACGGCGCTGGAGACGGCAGCACGACTTTTGCCCTGCCAGACCTGCGAGGCATCTTTGTGCGCGGAAGCGGGTCGCAGACGATCAGTGGGACCACCTACAATAAGACGTTTGCCGCCAAGGAGGGTGATGCCATCAGAAACATAACGGGCAACCTTTCCTTTGGCGCGCAAATGGCCGCGCTGCAAACAGCGTCTGGGGCGTTTGCTGCCGTCACAACAAACCAGTATATGCCGCAGCAGGCAACGGCAAACACGCTTGGCATTGGCTCCGTAAATTTTAGCGCGACAGCGGCTGGAGTTCCAACGTCCGACGAAAACAGGCCCGCGAACATCGCGCTGCTGTATTGCATCAAGTTCTAACCGATGACCCCATGGCAACGCGCAAAACACTGGTGGGACGACCACTCAACCCAAGACTTCTGGGAAGCAGTCGGCGAGCATTTGTCGGCAGGCTATGTGTGGAACTCACCGGAATGCTTCATGCTGGCTCGCGCTGTGCGGTGGAACGCGGAGGATCAAGCCTTTGAAAGCGGCGAGCCAAATTGTTGGTTCGTCACTCTGGCTGCTGGCACTGCTGGCACAAACCCTGTTCGGGAGTGCCTTCGCGTGGCGCCGCATCCGCAGCAGTATGCGGCATGGTGCCGTAGGGGCAGCTTTGAGCCGCGAGTATACGATTGGAACAAACTAATTAAGAAAACAGGAGGATAATACCATGGGAGGAAAAGGACCAAGCGCACCCGCGCCACAACCAGTGCCAGCCGCACCGGCGCCGATTGACTACGATAAAATGGCCAATGCGTCGATTCGCGTGGCCCAAGCACAGAGCGCCGCCGAGGAGGCAGCAATCAAGCGGCTGTACCCTGAGTATATCCGCATGCAGTTTGGCACCGCCGACCAGCTCGCCGGTCGCCTCAACAATGAATACCTCCAGCGCGCTCGCGGCGTTGTCGGCGAGGAGCTGCAAGCGGCGTCCGCGCCTAATGCCATCGAGGCGCAGCTACAGCGGGATGCGGAGTCTGAGCTGGCCCTTGGCCGGTCGCTGACACCGGAGCAGCAGCGTGAAGCATCGCAGTCGGCACGCGCGGCGTTTGCGGCTCGCGGACTTGGCACCTCGATGGGTAGCAGCGCGGCTGAGATTCTTAACCGAGATGCCTATGGGCAACAGCGGCTGGATGCGCGGCGTGGCTTCGCTGCCAACGTGAACCAGATGGATCTGGCGCGCAGGCAGCGGCGGATTGGCCTCGGCGGCATGTATATGGAGATGGACCCATATCGTCAGGCGCTCGGACCCGCCTTCGGCCTCGGCGGCGACACGCTGCGCACTTCGCAGGGTCAGGTCAGCAACATCTTTAACAACTCGCTCCAGCAAAGTGGCAACATAAGCAGCTTCAACACGAATATGTTGGCGTCGAATCGCAACGCCGTCCTCAACAACAACGCCGCCATGCAGGCCGCAGCAATGCAGGCCGGTGCCTCACAGAACGCGGGCATGATGGGGATGATTGGTAGCGGCGTTGGCGCGGCGGTCGGCATCGGCGCCATCGCCATCTAGCTTATGGAGCGACTCGTCAAAGAGACTTGTCAGAAGGTAGAGCGTTGGCTGAACGCCAGCGCCAACCCTGTCGTGCTATGGAGCGGCGGCAAGGATTCGACGGCGATGCTGCATCTCATCCACCACAAGGTCGGGGCGAGGCTGCCAGTGATCCAATGGCGCGAACCGCGCTTCCGGCATCGTTACGCTTACTCGGACATGCTCGCCCAAGCGTGGGATCTTGAGATGTATGACTACGCGCCTCTTGGTTATGCGCTCACCGATGGCTACGACATTGAGACGGCGGCGCCGCGCTTTGACTTCGTGAAGCTGTATCCATTCGGCCAGAAGTCGCTCGCCCTCTGCCTCGGCACTGAGGAGCCGCAACCGGAGGAACTGGCCAGCGGTCGCTACCTCTGCGGTCTGAACGCTCTGAAGCGGCCGACTGGCACCTTCAATTTCCCTTGGGACAGTGCATTTCATGGGCAAAAGAGTGCCGACGTGGATCTCATCAAGGGCCATGTGCCGCTGGCGCAGGACGTTTTGGTGCAGGCCGGCGTGCCGACACAATTCTACCCGATGCGCCACTGGAGCGATGCGGACGTGTGGGCTTACCTAGAAGCGGCCGGCGTTCCCAACGACGACACCCGCTACGAGAAGGTCGGCGGGACGTGGCAGCACAGGGCGGACAAGGCGAACAACTCGGACTACTACCCGGTATGCTGGAACTGCGTGAACCGCCACCTCGGCGACACGGTGTGGTGTCCAAAGAACTCATGCGAGACGAACAACATATCTCATCTGGCTCCCTATGTGGACCTGACGAGCGAGGCGCAGGGGTTCCGCCCAACGTGGGAGACTACGACTGTCAACAATGTGGCGCATGCTGCTCTCACAAGTGGAGCTGGCCCGTCCTTCGGCGAGACCGATCTGACGCTGTTGGCATCCCGCAATGGATGCTGCGAGATGACTACCCACTAATGAAGACAACCAACAGCAGATGCGTGGCGCTGACCGGCAAGGTCGGCTGCGAGGTGGGCTGCTCAATTTACAACAACCGACCGAACGCCTGCCGCGCGTTTGTGGCCGGATCAACCTTGTGCCTTGAGGCAAGAGCGGCGGCAGGAATCAAATAAGGAGAACAAAACTATGTTTGCATACAGTCCAACAGTCAACGACCGCAGCGGCGAGATCACCGCAGCCGGCCAGATCGCATCAGCCAACACGCAGGCCAATATGTATAACCAGCTTGGCAACAATATCGGCGGGGCCTTGGCGTCCCTCGGCGGGATGTATGGCCAATACAAGGACAAGAAGGACATGCTCAAGGGCATGGACTCTGCGGTTGGAGCCATGGCCGATGCCGGGGCGCTGCCCAAGGGGTTCCTTAACCAATACAATCGGCTCGATGACGCCACTCGGCCTTTTATTTTCCAAGCGATAGCTTCGCCGATGTTCCAGTCTTACAACGCCGGACAGTCTGCCGCCGCGCAGGCCCAAGCGTGGGATAAATACAAGAAGACGTGGGGCGGTGCGGCCGGTGGCCAGCCCGATGGGTTTACCTACTAACGATTATGTCTCAGCCAACAAACGCACCAACCAACGCGCCTTCAGCTCCTGCTGGAGCCATGGACTTGCGAACCTTTGGGCGCATGTTCCTTGGGCGCCAGCCGGGATACAGGCCGTCTCCAGAAGAATTTGAGGCCGATAAAAAGGCTTACGAATACTACATCAAGAAAAGCATAGACAACCGCTTTGACCCCGAGATTCTGAACACGCAACAAGGCATGTATGCCCGCTATGACGGGACCAATGCTGTCGCCATCGCCCCGATGACCACCAACGCACAGGGGCAAGTGGTGAGGGGTGCGCCGTTGCGAGGCTATGCGGCAGACCCTTACACGGCCGAAGCCGGTGCCCCCGCCCCGCTCGCCGGTGGCGGAATGGCGACGACCAATGCGCCGACTGCGGCACCCACCCCGCAACCCGCTCCGACTCCGTCATACACCATGACTCAGGCAGAGGCTTCGCAACGCTTTGGAACTAACATGCCCGTTGGCACGCACCGCGTCCC